AAGTATGGCATGCCCGAGGTCTACGAGATCACGCCCGCGTCGGAGGGCGGCGGCTCTGCGGTTAGCGACCGGATGCTCATTCACGAGTCCCGCGTCATTCGCTTCGATGGCGTGAAGACTCCACGCAGGCGGATGGCGCTGAACAGCGGGTGGTGCGACTCCGTAGTTACCCGGGTCTACGAGGTCATTCGCGACTTCTGCTCGGGCTACGCAGCCGCCGCGGCCACCCTCGCCGATTTCAGCGTGGGGGTGGTCGCAATCCAGAACCTCGCCGAGATGCTTGCGGCCGATCAGGAGGGGCTCGTCCTCAAGCGTCTCGAGATGCTCGACATGGCCAGGTCGATTGCGAGGGCGGTCTTCATGGACGCCGAGAAGGAGAGGTTCGAGTACGTCGCGCGGTCGCTCACCGGGATGCCGGAGACGCTGGACCGCCTGGCTCTTCGGCTCTCCGCAGGCACTGGGATCCCGGTGACCCTTCTCATGGGCCAGAGCCCCGCGGGCCTGAACGCGACCGGCGCATCNGACATCCGGCTTTGGTACGACAACGTTCGGAGCCAGCAGAACCAGTATCTCACGCCGCGAATTGGTCGCGTGGTGAAGCTCGCTTTCCTGGCAAAGGACGGGCCGACCCAGGGCAAGGAGCCGGAGGACTGGTCCATTTCCTGGCGCCCCCTNTGGCANCCGACGGAGAAGGAGCAAGCCGAAACGCGCTACCTCACGATGCAGACCGACGTGGGTTATATCGACCGCGGCGTCCTTTCGCCGCGCAAGGTCGCGGAATCCAGGTTCGGCGGCGATCGGTGGTCCATGGAGACGACGGTCGACATCGACGAATGGGACGAATTCGGCGAGCCGGAGCCCGACGCGGGTGACGGCACTGCGGAAGGCATCGGCGCATGAAAAGCCAGCGCACGCCGCATCGCCGCAGGGGGCCGCAGAGGCGCAGGCGCAATCCCCTCCCGCCTTATCCGCACGCCATCGAGCGGGAGTTTGCGGCCTTCCTGCGCCGCATTGCTGCGAAGGCGATCGCTCTCGCGAAGGAAGCGCTCCGGCGCCCGCTCGCAGACCTGGCGGAAGAACAACGCCGGCAAGACGACGCCATGGATGCGGCCGAAGCAATCCTGCAGGCTCGCATAGAGTTCATGCGCTGGATCGAGACGGTGGATCTCGAGGAGCGCCTCGTGCAGATCGGCGAGCAGCTAGACCTCTTCGCTGCCCAGTCGATCAAGCGGCAGCTCCCGGCGACCATTCCCTTGGATGCGATTCGCGCTGCCGGTCTAACCCAAGAAACGGTATCCGGGTTCGCGCGCCAAGGCGTGGACTTGATCAAGACCATCGGCTCGGAGCACTTCGACCGCATCGAACAACGGGTCGTCGAAGCCTTCCGCGCAGGCCGCCGGGCAGAATCGCTTGCTAAAGAGCTGCTGGAAATCGAAGGCGTGACGAAGCGGAGGGCTGAATTCATCGCCCGAGACCAGATCGGCAAGCTGAATGCCAAGATCCAGCAGGAGCGCCAGCAAGCCCTCGGAGCCGAAACGTACATCTGGCGCACGTCGCAGGATTCGCGCGTTCGCGCGAGCCACCGGGCGCTGGATGGAACAACTCAACGGTGGGACACCCCGCCGATCGTCGACGAGAAGACCGGCCGCCGAGCGCATCCGGGCGAGGACTTCCAGTGCCGATGCCGTGCGGAGATGGACGTGGATGCGGTGCTTGCTGCTCTTGAGGCCGAAGACGTTCCTCCGGCAGCGGGGCCCGCCCAAGTGATGGTTCCCCTTGCTACTCAGCCCGAACCGATGGCTCCAATTCAGCCGGCAGTCATGCAGTTCGTCGAGGCTCCCCTGAGGGTCCCGCGCCCGCTTACAAGCGCCTGACGGCATCCGATGCACTTATCCGCTGCACTTCGCAGGGAGATGGTGTTTGACAGCTGCATGGCACGCCAGCAGAATGTAAGACGTGGCAACCGTAGTCCGCCGATTCGACCGCTCTGAGCTTTCGCGGCCAGTCAAGACAGATGCGGGGTTCTTGCGCGCCGAGGCGTATCTGACGCGCGTGGGGGTTTTTGAGTACGTACAGCCAGACGGAAGCGTGAGACGTGAGCTGCGCCCGCCCGAGGAGGTGTTTCGAGAAGACAGCCTCGACACACTCAAGGCGGTGCCTCTCACTCTTGAACACCCCAACGAGCCCGTCACGCCTAAGAACGTCCGCGACCTCGCCGTCGGTACCATTGGAACGGACATCTGGCCTGATCGCTCATACGTCCGTGGCACTGTCGTTGTCATGGACGAAGATGCGATCAAGGCGGTGGAATCCGGCGAGAAGAGGGAGCTTTCCTGCGGATACAGCTGCGAGCTTGAGATGACCGCTGGCGAATGGGAAGGCCAGCGCTTTGATGCAATCCAACGGAACATCCGATACAACCACGTTGCCTTGGTAGAGGTGGGACGCGCGGGGCCTGAGGTTGGCATCCGTCTCGACTCTCAGGACGCCGTCGCGAAACACCCCTATAGGACAGACTCAAAGCCCGCGTCCGGGCGCAATTCCGGGCGCAAGGAGAAACCCATGGCATTGATTCGCATCGACGCTGTCGACTACGAGGCGCCCGATCAGACCGCGCAAGCGGTGCGGGCCAAGCTTGATGCGCTTGAGCAGCTGCTCTACGAAGCCGAGCAGGAGAAGAAGAAGCTCGAAGAGGAGCTGGAGAGGATCAAGGCCGAGCGTGATCAGCTCAAGGAAGAGCTGGAGAGGAAGCAGGCCGAGGACGAGGAGGAGGAGAAGAAGCGTGCCGACTCCATCCGTCAGGCCGTCCGCGCTCGCATCGCCCTTGAGAACCAGGCGCGTCCCATCCTTGGAGATGACTTCAAGTTCGATGACGCGACCGATCTTGAGATCAAGAAGGCGGTCATCAAGAAGCTCTCGCCCGAAGCCAAGCTCGACGGCAAGAGCGAGGTTTATATCGAGGCCCGCTACGACGCCGTGATCGAGCTGTCGAAGTACGCTCCGAATGAGAGCCTCGCCAAGCTCCGCGCGCGGTTGGATAGCTCGACTCCGAGCGGTGGTTCGACCGCTCAGGAGCGTCGGGATGCAATGATCCAGAAGAGCCGTGAGTTGTGGAAGGAGCCCATCCTGGGCGGAAAGGGGGCTGCGTGATGCAGACCAGCTACGAGACGCACATGGAGCTCGCCCTCGAAGGGCAGCTCGCAGATAATGGACCCATTGACGTGCTCTCGCGTGTGACGGAGAGCGATGACGTGAAAATCGGTCTCGCCGTCAAGCAGGGCAGCGCCGACAACCTCTGCGATCTGGCGGACGACGGAGATGCTCTCTTGGGCATCATCATCCACTCGCACGCGAGGTTGGTGGATGCGCCGAAAAAGGGAGACGTGGTCAACGTGCTCCGCAAGGGCCGGTGCTACGTTCGGCCGAGCGGCGCGGTATCGGTTGGGGACGACGTCTATCTCGCGGGCGGTGGCAAGCTTGCGGCGACTCCAATTGCCGATGAGGCTCCCATCTCTGGCGCAAAGTGGGCCACTTCGGCCGCGGACGGCGAGCTCGCCGTCGTGGAGATCAACTTGCCGTGAACGGCGGAGGGAATGCAATGAATCGACTTCTCACGAACCTCGATGCGGCCGAGTCCGTGTTTTTCCTGCGTGAACTCGAGTACATCAAGGCCAGGACCTACGACAGGATCTACCCGGAACTCATGGCCCGAAGGCTCATTCCGGTGAGCAACGATGCGGGCCCGGGTGCCGAAGCGATTACCTACCGGATGTTCGACTCGGTCGGTGTAGCGAAGCTTGTCGCCGACTACGCTACCGATCTCCCGCGGGCGGATGCTCACGGTAAGGAGTTTACGTCGCCCGTGCGTTCCCTGGGTGTGGCCTACGGCTACTCCCTCCAGGAGATCCGCGCCGCACGAATGGCGAACCGCCCTCTCAGCGAGCAGAAGGCATCGGCCGCTCGTCGTGCTTTCGAGCAAGCGCTCGATGACATCGCGGCATTCGGCGACGAAGAGAGTGGCCTCCGGGGCCTCCTCAACCATCCCAACGTTCCGATCGGGACGCTCAACACTCCTTGGGAGAACAAGAACCCCGCCCAGATCGTCGCCGACATCTCCTATCAGGTCGGGGCGATCCGCGATCTGACCAACGGCGTCGAGTCCGGGCCCTTCACCATCTTGTTGCCGGATAAGCAATACACGCAGCTTGCGACTACGCAACACAGTACTGCGAGCGACGTCACCATCCTCGAGTTCGTNCTNAAGTCGAACCCCTGGGTGGCCGAGATCGCTCCGTGGTGGCGGTGCAAGGGTGCGGGCGCCGGCGGCACCGACCGCATGGTCATCTACACCCGGAACCCTGACAAGCTGACCCTCGAGATCCCCCAGGACTTCGAGCAGCTCCCGGTTCAGGAAAAGAACCTCTATTACGAGGTGCCCTGTCACGGACGCATCGGCGGAGTCATCTGGTACTACCCACTTTCGGCGCGCTACGTCGATGGCATCTGACGGGAGGATCTATGATCAAGGTGACGCTGAACCTTCCGACTTACCTCGACCTCTGCGACCAGACGGTACGCCTCAAGCCTGGTGTGAACGAAGTTGACCCCAAGGCATGGGCTGCGGTGCAGGACCACCCGATCACGCAGCACTACATCTCGACGCGCGCAATCGAGGTGGAGAAGCCTGGTCGGGGCCGAGGAAGTCGCAGCAGCATCTGGTCGAACAAGGACGGCACCGACGGCGATGGCATCGACCAGACCACCGAGGAGGCGTGAAGCGTGGCGGTCACCCCAGATGATGTGCGGGCTATCGCGCCCGAGCTCGATTCGGTTCCGAATGATCTGATCGAGCGCTTCATCGGCATGGCCGAGCGGCGGATCAACCGCAAGGCATGGGGCGCGCGTGCCGATGATGGGGTGACCTTCCTCGCCGCGCATCTCCTGACGATGCGCAAGCGAGGGGCGTCGGGACAGACTGGCCCTCTCGCTTCGGTTTCCGTCGGTGATGTCTCGCAATCCTTCGCCGTGCGCGCATCGACCGATGAAACGAATTACAACGCGACCACTTACGGGCAGGAGTTCGCCACCCTGCAGTCACTCGTCTTCGCCGACCGGGTGATCTGATGAGCGTCAAGGACATCGACAGAGGCTGGAACGCCATCATGCGCTCGGTCGACATGGCGNNGCGGCAGGGCCGGCNTGTAGTCGCGGTTGGCGTGCAAGGTAAGGAGGCACAGGCAATCCGTGACGAAAAGGGCGTGATCACCGGCGCCGTCCTCGCCGGCGTGCATGAGTTCGGGACGCGCGATGGTCGGATCCCGTCGCGCTCTTACATGCGCGCGACGATCGACAAGATGCGCCCGGAGATCGCGAGGACCCAGGAGAGGATGTTCGAGCTGCTCCTCCGAGGGAAGCTCGATTTGAGAAAGGCGCTCGGGCTCCTCGGGCAGAAGGTGCAGCAAGCATTCCAGAAGGCGATCGAAGATGGCCTTGAGCCGCCCCTCGCCGAATCGACGAAGAAGCGCAGGCGGCAGGGCGACGGCAGTGGGATCTTCAAGCCGCTCCTCGATACAGGGCAGCTTCGAAATTCGATCACGTGGGAGATTCGGGATGGTGGTTGAGATCCCGCAGTGGTTCTTTACTGCATTTCTTTCGGTGTTCGGGTTGGGCATGGGAGGGATCATCGCCGTGATCGGGTTCTTCGCCCGTCGCCTCGTAGCCCAGATCGA